TTGGTTTGGGAGAAGCCAGATTCTCTGGTCGTTTGTTAAACACGAATATTTTTAAAAGCTCTGGAAAATATATCCCAACACCAGGGACAAAAAAGATAAGGGTCATTGCCTCTGGTGGCGGTGGCGGCGGCGGTGGGGTTCCTGAAACAACAGCAAATCAGCAGGCAACAGCCGGAGCTGGATTGAGCGGTGCATTTATTGAAGCATTTTTCGAGGTTGATAATGATTTCGAAGTCAACGTTATTATCGGTGCTGCAGGTAAAGGGGGGGGAGCCGGAAGAAATTCAGGTAGTGAAGGTGGCACAACTTATTTCGGTTCCCTGATAACTGCACCGGGTGGTACAGGCGGTGGCGCGGGGGGAGCATCTGCAAACACATCATATATTCAGGGTATTTCATGGGGTGCCAGTCCGACATCGTCCGGTACTGTACTAAGAGCATTTCGCTGTAGTGCAAAAACACCAGGAGCAATGGTTATCTCTGTTAAAGCTGTTGCAGGTGGTACCGGGGGGGATACACCACTAGGTTCAGGCGGTATAGGTGGTGCAAGTTCTTCATCATTCAGCGGACGTGGTGGTGGTAAAGCTGAGGGCTTTGGTGCTGGCGGAGGCGGAGCCTGCGCACCTGCCGGAAGTGAGGCTCAATCGGGAGGTGACGGTGCCCCGGGAATAGTTATTGTTGAGGAGTATGCCTGATGAGTAATTTTGCTCTGATTGAACATGGCGTGGTGAAAAATATTATTATCTGGGATGGAGAGGGTGATTTATTCTCTAACTGCGAAATTATAAATATTGATCATATAGATGCAGGCGTCGGTTGGTTCTATTCTGACGGAGAGTTTATAGCACCACCGGAACCGGAAATGACTGAATATGATGTTGGTAATATCGACGCGGTGATGGAATCAGATACCAGCACCGCGCCGGACGTCATCTGGCCTGAACTGCCGGAGGCGTAGGCCATTCAATATCTGGCGCACCGGAAGTATCGACCAGTTCCAGTGCGTCCAGGTAATCCAGCCACAAATTATATTGCGCCAGTTCCTCACCTTTCAGACGACCAATAGCGGCTTTACCAGGCCATTGCTTACTGTTCATGTATTCGTTGGCCTGTTCAATAAGTATACTTTTCATTCCCTCCGCTTCAGCTATTTCCTGTTCCTGTGTCTTCGCTGGATATTCAGTAAGTACAGGGTAGTTATCCGGGTTATTGATAATAATTTTCCCCGTACTCTGACCATTCATAAGTTCATAATAAAGAGCATCTTCAATATCGAAAGCATCATCGGGAATATCGCTGTTATTTTCAGAGAAAAATCCCTGAACAGATGGGGACCATTTCATTTTCATAATTTCCCAATTCCTAAAATGTGGACATCATCAGCCTTACGGGCATTCCAGGTGACAATTACATCGGTAGAGTGACGATTAACTGAGATTGCATATGCTTCGTTAGTCGAGCCAGAAACTTTTGTAGCAAACACAGCAAACAGGACACCAAATGACTGGGGCCATTTATAGCCTGACAGCTGATAATTACCATTATTCAGTGTTACAGCTTTGGCTGCTGCACTTGATGGAATCGTCAGCCACTGAAGTATCAACCCTCCTGGCAAAAGTTGTTTTCCGTAATAATCCCTCACCCCACTAAATGAAGCCATGTCCGGTATCTGATTTTCCCCTGTTCCCACATTTCGTTTTGCCGCTTCTCCCAAACCAAGGTTTTCGAGAGCCGTTTTCACCGTGCCATCCGATTTGATATCACCAAACGGATTCTTGCGGCTCAGGTATTCAACAGCAAACCCCGATCCCAGCAATTCAACAAAACCGGGCAGATCACCATTATCAAGCACATCCCGTTGCGTTTTGTCACTTACAAACTGGGCCAGAGCTGCAGCAATAAAGCTGGCCTGCCGAATAACCTTATTGACTTGCGCACTGGATGCTTTCCCTGCTGTAAATCCGGATAAAAGCGCAGGCAACGCTTCCCATTCCTCCTGCGACATAACATTGGCATTTTTACCCGTTGCGAATGCTTTAAAGTCATTTTTTGCCATCAGAGTAATACTCCCCATGCCCCTACATCAAAACCACTGATGAATTCGTTATCCATATCAAAACCAAAAAATTTTGAACCTTCCGATGGGGTTTCCACCGAAGGTGTTTCAATGCCACCCGCCCACACCCCGGCGGCTTTTACTGTGAGATATCCCTGTTTAATTGCAGCAATTAACTCACGCGATACATCTGAAATATCAGTATCAGGAAAGACCCAGACCGATATCGTCATGTCCTGGTTATCGACAATCTGCATTCGCAGCCCGGATCCTGCTGTTGCCGCGTCAAGAATTGCCGGAAGCGAATCATTCCGTCCGTCCCAGTTATTAATCGCAATCTTCGCTTTAAGAATGACACGATAAGTTTCATCGCTGAGATACATGTATCCAGAATCAGGATCATATGGCCCCTGCCATACCCCCTGATCATATCCAAGCCCGTCGGTATCCCAGCTGAAATAGACACCTGAGATAGGCTGGCTGACAACACGGCTACGTCCGATCCACAATCCCAGAATGTCAAGTTGCACACCAACCGCAGAGTCAATATCAAATGCAGTAATCAGCCCTCTGGTGGCAGCCGCAACATCAATAAGCGGCCGGGTCATCAGATCAACATGCGCAAGAAATTTAGGTTTGGTGGCGTGGTAGTTCGTGATTAGTTCGGTGTATTTGCTCATGACTCCACCGTTATAACGATATTTTCCGGGGTACAGGACGCAGATTCGTTGTATCTGATATCAATGTTTGATGACGACAAAGCCCCCGGGGATTTCCCAATCGTCAGTTCCTGAATATCGTAATAGCGTGCATTCCCGCCACTCACCACGCCAAGATTGGCCGGTGAGTAAATGCGACTTAAAAGGACTGAATCACCAATCGTCAGACTATTGATATAGTCGGAAATAGCCTGCTGGATCTGCTGCCCTATCTGTGAGGTATAACCCGTAAAAACTTTTAATTTAATCCGGGCATAAACAGGTACATCACTGGAACGCGAGAATTTGATTACATGGGGATTGCCGTATTTATCCGGAACCGTAACGGATGTTGTACCGTGAGTGGCTGTCCCCTGACCTTTATTCCCTCTGATAGCCTGAGCAATATCCGTCACATCACCGCCATCCACAATTACAGCAACAGAGTGTGGTGGTAACCCGTTACCGTCCTCCGAACCAGTATCGTTTTCATAGAGTTTGTGGCGGGTTACACCGGTAACATTAGAAACAGCACCATCCAGTGCTTCAAATGGGGTTATTGATGGCAATGCAACACTTTGCGACTGGCGGATACGTAACTCCGCGTCAGTTTCTGCCGGAGTGCCCACAGTAGCTGCAGCAGGATTGGTTACCGAAACCCAGCCACGGGTTGGCGTATTAATTTCAGTGATAGTTCCAGCCAGCGCCGCCACTGCACCACTGACGGAACATGTTGCGGTCACCATCACTGTACCATCCACGCCGACCACCACTGAAGCAGGCAAACGCCATATCACATTATTACTGTCTTTCACGCTGCCATTAATGATGGTTGTTCCGGCAGTTCCTGTAAGAAGCAAATCAACCGTAGAATTCGTCGCGCCTTTACGTGAAATACCATTTATTTTCACGTTACTGGTCAGTGCGGCCCCATAGCCGGTTGCTGGTGAAAAACAGTTGTAGACAGTTATCGCCATATTATTGGCATCATGAATCGCCAGCGCCATCAGAGCCACCATCTGACCGTCTTTACTGTCCGGTTCGAGGTAGGCATCACTACCATAAATCTGCTGAAAATAGCTAATCAGGGTGCTGAGTATCGTCTGATAATCAGGCGCACTGATCCCCTCCGCGGTTACCTTTGCAGATAAACCGAGAGAATCAAGGTTCAGAGCCATTACGCCTCCGATGTAACAGTCGTTATTCCATAGAGAGTGTCGATTTCAGCGGAAAACATGACACGTCGGGTCGTGGTATCCACCGTCGTATTGAAAGAGAGGATTGATTTAACGCCCTGCGTTTCGAGGATGCGCTTACGGATCGCCAGGTTGTAAGTTTCTGGTTTTTGCCTGCCCAGCACGGACTGGATCCACGGTGTTCCCTCTGTGGTATCAAGAAACCATTGCCCATACCACAATTCGAATCGCGTTTTCACAGCCTGCGCTACGGCCTCAGGCGAGTTAATCAGCCAGGTGTCATCACCGCTGCCAAAGGTGTAATCGCCATCGGCGTCTTCACGTCTGTATCGCATCAGTTTACCCCGTCGGTACTGCTTCCACCACGCTGAACACCACCATGAGTGTGTGTATCATCGATTGGCTTGCCATTAGCCTTCACGCTCCCCAAAAACTCAACAGCACCAGTGATTTTTGAAGCCACACCAGAAACCACAGACCCCACCATGCCCCCCATCCAGGTTAACAGGCCATGAATGGTTACTTTCTCAGAAAAATCAGCCAGAGGGGCAACCACATCAAGACCACCTGGAGCGACAATTTTAATTTTCCTGGTATCAGGATTAAGCTCAAAATAGGTGCTGCCGTCATCACTACGCAACTGTGTGGCACTGGTATTAATACCGCTAATCTTCCTTGCCTGCGACTGGGGACCGACAATACAAAACGCATCCGATAAATCATGCATTCTGTCATCGACCGACTCCTGTATCCCGCCACTCTGCCACCAGAAATCAATACAACGATCGGCAAAAATCACCAAACATTCATCACCGGCTTTAACTGGGAACGTTAGCGTACATCCTCCGCCGCGCGGGAATACCACTGGCACATCCACCAGCAATGGGTAATTTTTGGTAATGCGGTTGCCGTCATTATCCTTTTCAACCGAACGGATAGCAGGCTGCACAACTGCCGTCACCGCATCAGGATCGAATGACTGAATAATGCCAGGCAAGGCGACACGGATCTGGTTCTTTGTTGTTTCCCGTTCAGATTTGAATGTTTCGGCAAGGTCGCCGCTGCGGGTCTGGTCAGATACTGCCATTTAGTAGGCTCCAGAAAGCAAAAAACCCGCCGAAGCGGGTTTGATAACGTTAATTTTATTCATGAAACTCTAGCAGACTTTAGCTGTTCCCAGCGCTCAAAATAGAGTTCAGCAGCCTCGATTGCATCCTGTCCCATCTCTTTCGAAACAGTCACATTCGTCAGATCATAGTCAGCTTCATTTCTAGCATCCCGCCACTGGCGAAGTACGAAAGCTAGGGATTTCAGTGTATTTGTCGGGTATGGCTCTGATTTGCACTCTGAGGGCGTTGACATATAACCCACAGTATTTTTGTGATGCTCATGGGTAAAATGCGGTATGGCAGTAAGTGAGCTAATAGACTCATGTAACATACTGTAATACGCCCTTGAGATAGCGCTTCGAAATCCACTCTCAATATTTTCAGACAGACATAATCGAGCGGTATCGAGAATCTGATTGCTAGTTACCGACATGGTAGCTCACCCCCTGACCTGCTCCCCGTTGATTAGTACACCC